CTACACAGTACGATACCGCCAAATATGCCCGTATTGCACCTCCATGACGTAAATTTTTTCCAGAGAGCTACCAGGTGTTCCGTTAGAAACACCTGACACAAACCCGGCTGGCGCCTGATAAACTCCCGTTGGAATTTGCACGCCATCAGGAATATTGACTATATCCTCACTCCTGATGTCAAAAACCATTCCTCTGAACGGTAGCGCATTGGCGCCTGTTATAGCTGCATTGGCCACAACAAAAGCATACCAGTTATCGATAAAAGCATCTATAGCTCCGGCCTGACGGTTAACCGGAAACACCCCGCCCATGTTTAAGTTTTTCAGCTTTGTTAAACTGGCAATATAACCGGGCACCGTGGTTGGAAAATTGACACACCTTGTTAATACAAGCGTAGAAAGATTCACCAGATTGGAGAGATCATTTGCCCAGCTTACAATCTGCCCGCAATAAGTAAAATTTAAGTTAGTTAACGTATTACTCATACTATTGATTCTGTCCGGAATGCTCGTCCATGCCGTTGTATTACATCCAAACACAAGCAGCTTGTTCAGCGTTGTCCATTCAACAGGGAAGGGCCCTTCTCCAAACCCGTTATCATTGCCCCCAATCATTCCACCATTAAAACTAAAAGAAGTAAGCTGAGGAAGCGCAACTCCATTTATTGCTGTTAAATTGGCTGCTGTAAAAGACTTGCCTGTATAACCCGGACCACCAATTAATAAGGAAGTAAGATTAGGGTTAATAAATGCGGGCTGCAGATATCCATAATACCTGCTGGTAATTTCAAAAGAAGAGCCCCCTAAAGACAAAGACCTTAAAGCAGGCAAGGAAAACAATGCCGCATCAATATCTGTGATGCGTGCATAAGCCCCTCCCCCACCAAGGCCGTTTGTAGCACCAAACCCAGCCAGATTTCTCATAAGCCTGAACGGAATACCCAATGACTGAGTTTTTGAAAACAACTGACCAGACATGGATATACCGGTAATAACAGACCAGTCTGAGCAGTTGATTACAACTATTCTATCGTTCTTATTTCCATCTGAAAAAACTTTTCCACTATAGTTGGCAGTAGCAGGATTAATATTGACATGCCCGGGATTGTAGAGATTCAGTACCTTACCGGTACTACCCAACGAACTATATACCACGGGCTCAGTACCATCATTATAATTAATAGAAACAGTAAAATTTTTCTGAACGGGTGCTGCTGAAACAAACTGAATTGCACCATTGGGAAAATGATTACCACTAACAATAAAGCTGATGTTTCCACCAAACTGCATCACCTTATTCTTAAACCTTGTTATCATAACATCAGAGATTCTTTATTAAGCAATTAACAGATCAGGCAGGGTAGCTTATTGTATGACCGTATTGCTGCTTTAAAACATATATGCATTCCGCAGCATTAGCGGGCACACCATTGCTTACCCCCTGTACAAACCCTGCAGGCGCCTGCTCTACCCCGGCAACCAACTGCATATTTGTAACAGAGTCGTCTGCCTGGCGGGTACGGATAGTCATATTCCTGAAAGGGCTGGCAGAATTTCCCGTAACAGGTGCATTGGCAACCACAAAACTGTACAGATTGGTATAAAAATTATTCTGCCAGTTTGTATCAGTAGTATTAGCAAGCGTTCCTATAGAACCCAGACTCAACACTTTTAATTTTTTCAACGACGACATCCATGCAGGAATATCGCTGGTAAACTGCGGACACCCCGTAAGCACAATACCAGTAAGATTAATCAGATTACTCAAATCTGTCCATTCCTTTACATATCTCAGATATACAAGATTGAGCGACTGTAAAGTAACCGGCAGATTATTCAGCTTAGCGGGCATTCTGGTAAACAGCGCCAGATTCAGCGAAAACCTCCTGAGATCAGGAAATGTATTCCATACATCCGGATAAGCTCCTTCGCCAGCTTCACTATCGTCGTAGCCCGCAACATAGGAGTATTCGATACCCAATTCCTGCAAAGCAGGCAGTGATGCAGGGTTGATTGCCGAAAAGCCTGTAGCTGCAAAAGGCTTGTTTTTTCCGGTTGCGCTATTACCGGTACCTACTCCATTCCAGACAAGTGATGTAAGTTTAGGATTCAATACATCAGACGGAACATTGCCGTAAAACCTGCTATCGGGCGTAAAAAACTGACCAACTACAGCCAATCCCGTAAAAGAAGGCAATGAAAGTACGCCTGTATCAAACTCTGTAATCTGAGCATAAGGGGGAGCCTGAGACAAATAGATATTCCTTAACCTATTCATCTGATGAAAAGGCGCACTGTACTTCTGAGGCTTTGAAAGATACAAACCAGAGATGTTTAAGGTAACGATAGCCGACCAGTTGGAACAACTAATTCTCACTACTCTGTTCTGCAGATTACCGGTGGCCCATACAGGACACTGATAATACCCCATACCGGGGTTAATATTCAGATTACCTACGTTATAAAGCCGCAAAACACTTGCAACAGATTGAAAGACGAACTTTCCGGTACCATCTCCCGGATCAACTGTAATACTAAAAGGCATTCCCGCCACGCTTACCAACTGTAACGCCCCCGCCAACAGTGAAGTGCCATTAACCACAAACACCATATCACCGCCGTAGCGCAAAAGCCGCTCTTTAAACTTTACTACCATATAACACCGCTTTATACATCCGGTTAACAACTAAACACCTCTGTAAATCCAGGTATGACCGTATTGATTTTTCATTACATAAATCATTTCAGCAGCATTTGCCGGGGTTCCGTTACTACTTCCCTGCACATATCCATCCGGCGCCTTTTCAACACCGCTGACAAGAAACCCTGAGCCCACAGCTACATCCCCACATGTAATGCGCATATTCCGGAAAGGCAACGAAGCCGGCCCTGACAACGCTGCATTGGATACAACAAAACTGTAGAAACTGCCGATAAAAGCTTCCAGCCCGGCAGCATTTCCAAAGCACGCCATAAACGAAAACACCTTTAATGCTGTGAGATTGGTAAAATAAGCAGGCACAGATGCAGGTAACGATGTGGCATGCGATGAAGAAATATTCAGCGTAGTTAAATTAGTAAGCCCGGAAAGATTACCCCATGACACCAATGGGTTACTTCCAAACTCCAGAGCAGTTAATGAAGTAAGGCCATTTATCAAAGCAGGAAAAGTGCTATACAGGTTGTTATTCAAGGCCAGATAAGAAAGTAACCCAAAGCCAGAAAAATTTTCCGGCAAAGCACCATCGACTCCATTTGTATCGCCCAGGGAGTTGGAATCCAAAATCAGCCTATCTAAAGTTGCTCCTAAATGAACCGCCAGCTTATCCAGATTTGACACAGAAAAAGACTTACCGCCCAGGGCAGCCTGCCAGCCAAACGTAAGATACTTCTTACCAGAAAAAACATAATCAGGAATAAAGCCATAGAACCTGGTATCTTTAGAAAAAGCCCCCCTGAATGAAAGAAGGGTAAGGTTTTTCAGCTGCAAAAGGGATGTATCTATATCTGTCAGCGACATTCCGGAAAGCCCCACCGATTGCAGATTAACAAACCTGGAAAACTTAACCGGGAAAGGCTGCGGCCTGTTAAGCGCACCATTAACCTGCAACCCTACTAACAGCTCAGGCTGATTAATTCTTATCCTTACCGTTCTAAGCGAGCTTGCACTGCCTGTACCATACAAATACCGCGGATAGTTTGCACTAGCATTAGATGTATCATCGGTACCAAAGAAAATTCTGTTTGCAGTACCCGATGTAAAAGTAGCACCGGCTCCGTTTCCGTAATCAACGTAAATACTGGCGGGACCACTAAAATTGAGAAATACATTTCCTGCCGGAAACTGCAAACCTGTAAACTGAAAAACCCAGTCGTTACTATAACTAAATATCATTTTTTGATGTTTTAACAACTCTCCTATTTAATCAGGAAGGAACAGTCCACACATGAGCGTATTGCACCTGCATTACATATAACTTTTCCTGTGCATTAGATGGCACCCCGTTACTTACACCCACAACAAACCCTTCAGGCGCTTTATACACACCGGAAGGCACCTGACCCGCAACTCCACCAGAAACAGCATAGTTCATGATCATACCCCTGAACGGAGAAGAGCCCGATGCGAGCGAAGCATTAGCCACAATAAAGTTGTACCAGTTGTCTATTAACGTATCTATCCACCCTACGGGCTGCGTAGCAGCATTGGCAGCATTTGTAAAAGCAACTGTCCGCAACTTTTTGTTAGCTGATAAGTAAGCCGGCACATCACTGGTAAATCTGTTAGCTCCGGCCACCTCCACTAAAGTGAGCTCCGTAAGATTAGTAAGGCTAACAGGCCACGCGACAACCGTTTGCGCACCTGTTAGTCTGATGATTGAAAAGGTGGGAGATGCCATATCGTTATACCGGTCAGGAATTCTGGTAAACAAAGGCCTGTCGAACTGAAGTGCATTTAAGGCCGGCAACCGGGTCCACTGAACCGGAAAAGGCCCCGCGCCCGAGTTATCATCATAATAGTATTGCCCCAGGCCACCAAGGCCCAGTATTTTCAGATTGGGCATAGAGGAGGCATTAATTCCTACCAGATTGGTTTGTATAAAAGACTTTCCCGGAAAGCCATAACTATCAAAACCAATGGTTGTAATATTTCTGTTAAGCATATCCGGCTGAATATATCCGTAATACCTGCTGGATGGCGAGAACATGCCCAATGAAACAACAAACGTATTCAACTTATTCAGTGAAAAAAGAGACTTGTTTACTTCCGTTATAAAGCCATAGGAAGCCTGGCTGGCAGAAAAATTATTATTAATGGATACCAGCCCTGTCATGAGATTAAATGGCATTCCCAAAACCTGCTCTTTAGAAAAAGGAAGATTATTAAAAACAAGCTGAATAATAACCGACCAATTACTACAGGTAATTCTGATAAGCCTGTCATTTCTATTATCCAGCAGCTTTCCGGCATAATTTCCTAAGGCCGGGTTCACGTTCACATTATCGTAATCCAGCAAACGAACCCTATAGATGCCGGCAAAAAGAACCGCATCATACTTTACAGCACCCGCACTATCACCATAATCGATAGTGACAAAAAACGGCTTGCTGCCAACCAGCCCCAGCCCCTCATTGGAAGAAGAAGCACCTACAAAAGGAAACCTCGTTCCCTTTATTACAAACTGCATGCTGCCGCTATAACTGAATATCATCTGTTCCCACTTTTAAAAAACGACTACACTAACAAACCAACGCTACTAAGGCTATTCAGGCTTATAAATCAGCCGTAACCCCAACGCCTTTACATAAGAAGAAGCATCCTTTGACTCGAGCACAAGCCCAACAGGATTATCAACCGTAAAATCAAATGCATCATACTCATAACACCCAGCACCCGAAATATAAGATCCCGTATAGCACGAAATTACCCGCACCTTACTTTCCGAAATACGTATAATACTTCCCTGAAAACGAGTAACAGCACTAGGAGAAGTAGCATTCATTACACCTATCGGCCCCCAGCCACCAATGCTCAAATACACTATCCTGTCAGAAGGCCCAAATCCGCAACTAACTACAAAATCATACTCGAGTACATTTCCATTTTCAGCCAGGGTGTTTGCTGGCAGCGTGTACGAATAAGCCGTAGTGATTGCCGTACCAGAAGTTGTTATCTCATCAAAGGCCTGAAACAAAGTGGCAGGTTGTTTTGAAGAACCAGCGCTGTTACCGGAACCAAACTTATAAACCGAATTATCATCTACGGCAAAATACATATCAGCCCCATTTTTATACCACTGGCCCTGGTACAACGTTTTACTATTAAGTGGGCTTACATTGGCTGTATAATTATTTGCAGCATTGAATGAAGCCGAAGTAATGGCAGAAATAACATCTGTATCTGTAACAAAACCTTCTGCTATTTCCTGGGTAGCAGATAAATCGCCCAGCGCATTCGTCTGCACCAAACGCGGGCTGGCGCCTACAAACAAATAGTTATCCGCGCTGGTAAGCACATCCACAACCTGACCGCCTTTTTGCATACGCGGTCTGCTGTTTGTGTTTTCCATCCAGATATCGCCGTCAGAAGAAGCAGGTGTTGTACCCTGTGGCACCAGCTTAACAACAGGCGCCGAAACCCTTGCAGTAAAAACCTGCGCCTGGGTTTTTACCCATGCCCACCAGGTAGCAACTCTGGATGCTGTGGCAAATTTGGCATTGTCTGTACCCGCCTGCATTTCCGCAGTGGTTGGAATGTTTCCTTGCAGTGCAGTTACCTGCCCCTGCAATTTACCCGGCGCACTTAATACAGTATCACTTGCCGTTACAGCACCTGTTGTAGCGGAAAAGCCGGTAAGTGCAGTTCCTCTGATAGTAGCGGCTATATTATTTATAAAGCCCAGCACCTTACCAAACCCGGTCAACACGGTATCCGAAGCAACGGGCGTTCCGGTACCAGCGGCCAATCCTGTAAGAGGTGTTGCTGCCACCCGCGCAGCAGTATGATACAGATTAAGACTACCCTCCGGAATAGCATCTGTGCTACCTGGCGAAGCAGAGATTTCTATATAAGTACTGCCAGACCAACGATAGGTTTTATTGCTATCAAGTGTAACATATATTTTACCCGTTTCGCCTGTGGCAGGCATAGCAGCAAGGCTTGCCCGCTCTATCACATCATCTACATAGCTGGGCAATATGGAAGAAGGGAGAAGGCCACTTGCATCCAGGCCCGCATAACCATTTGCTATGTTCCTGTTCGTTAATTTTTCCACCTCCGACAAATCCACATCATCACCCACCTTTTGCCAGCTGGCCGGATTACTTAAAGCATTTTCGTTAATGCAACGATACAAGCCACGCCTGGCGGGGTCTGTATCCCACACAGACACTACATGGCCATTATAAATAAAATTAGCTGCTGTAAACGCCAGCAAATCTGCATAGGAAGGGCAGTAAGTACGCGCATCCAACGCACCTTTTTTTGCCACTTCAAAATTTCCACTAAAAGAGAAAGAGCCCAATTCTCTCGCCATAAAATATTATTGTTTAGATGATCCCCCCAAAAGCATTAATGATTGTAACAGGGCGTATTGACTAGCCGAAAAACAAGAATGTAAAATTTCAAATAAAGGCCTCCATTTCAAAATCGCACGTGCATGACAACAAAACAAATGCTCCATTATAACACACCATCCACTCCTTTAAATATTTATTATACAACTGCGCCAAAACAAAAAGGCCGGCGCCCCTTAAAGAGACGCCAGCCCTGATATATATAGAGATACCTGATAAAACAGGTAGTATTTTATTTATGCATTTGCATACTCAACACGCCTGAAGTAGCTATAAACAATATTTACTTTTTCTACAATTATTTCATCCTGTATGGCAATTTTATCTTTAATATTCCGCTCTGCAGATATAACACTGGGATGCATTCTACAGATACGCATTGCAATTTCATTATAGCTTGCATTGGTAAGATTTCTGGCCATATAACAATAAATCTGCCGCGCATCTGTTATCCACTGTGGCTTGTCCCGGGCGCGCAAATGTTTAATATCAACCCGAAGCGCTTCACACACTACAGCCGCTACACTACTTAATGCAAAATTTCCTTTATTCTCAACCAGCCACATTTCAAAATCCGGGTTAGCCGGGAATGTTCCGCGCTCCCGCTTAAGCATATTTGCCATAAACTGCTTTTAGATGTTATTATTAAAAACAACAGAACCGATGACATACTTTAAAGGAAGCGGCCGCTTATTTTTTAAGGTTGTCGTTAAAGACGCCAGGCTTAAAATCTTTATTTCTTGGATTTTATCGCTTTTGCGCCTTATCTTAGCGTTGAATAGGATACAAAGATAATCCAAAAAACAGATACAGTCCAAGAATTTTGTCCAAAAAAATATAATTTGTAATGATTTACCTGAAACAGAATCTCAAACTTCTCAGGGAGCAGAAAGGACTTACCCAGGCTGCATTAGCAGAACTTTTACATATAAAAAAGAATACGTATGCCAATTATGAAACGGGATATTCCAGTCCTGATTTTCAATTACTCAGGTCAATATCCGAGTTCTTTGGACTTCCGGCAGACCAGATGCTATACCAGGATCTGAGTCAGCCGTCCCAAAAACCGGGGCAGCCTGATATTATTCTGCCACAGGCGCAGGAGAAAATAATGCACCGCATACCTCAGGTAATTACTATTGACCAAACAGGAAATGAAAATGTAATGATGGTGCCCGCTAAAGCCCGCGCCGGCTACTTACATGGCTATGAAGACCCCGAATTTATTTCAACACTTCCTACCTACCGTCTTCCAGGCTTAAGCAACGGCACTTATAGAATGTTTGAAATAGAAGGACTTTCCATGTATCCCACCTTTGACGACAAAGACATTCTGATTACTCAATTTGTGGAAAACCTTAACGCATTGAGAGATGACCGCATTTATGTAGTTGTTACCAGAAACGACGGCATTGTTGTAAAAAGGGTATTGAACAGAATAGAAAAAGACAATAAGCTGATATTAAAATCAGACAATTACAAGCTTAAAGATGAATACCCCCCCCTTGTAGTAGACCCGCAGGATGTGTTGGAAATGTGGTATGGGATAGCTTTTATGAGCCGGCAGATGCGCTCTCCCAATGAAATATATACAAGGGTAGCGGATACAGAAGCACGTTTAACGCTACTGGAAGCAGAGTTGCGCAAAGTAAATCTACCTCTAAAGATACGGTAGCGCCTGAATACATAGTTTATCAGATGGAGCCTGTGTCTACAACAGGCTCCATCTGGCAACTATCCGCTATAAAAACTTCTACTCTATTTAAACGGTAATATTTATAGTACATCCATATTGATTTCTTAACACCCATATCATCTTTCCCGCACTATCAACAACACCGTTCTCCACTCCCTGCACAAACCCTTCGGGCTCCGCAATTATTCCATCTACTGCTGTAGGCACAGCAGACCCGGTAAACAGATTCAAAATAAATCCCCGGTAAGGAATACTTCCATTGTTAACACCTGTTTTAGGCGCATTTCTGGTAATCAGATCATATATCAGACTCAGCTTCTTTGTCACGTTTACTGAAGCGGAATTTAAGGGGGAATTAAACGTTACCGTTCTAAACTTTGTGAACGCATCAAAATAAGCAGGAAATGCAGTAAAAGAATTATGAATAGTAGGATGCGCCAAAATCAGTGTAGCCATATTTTTTAGCGCCGAAATATCTCCAAACTCTGTAAATGTTGCACCTCCTGAAATAGTTAGTGTAACAATAGTAGTTAGCAGATTAACGTTGTCCGGAATTTTGGTTACGTTCCAGATATTGAATGAGAAGTTAACCAACTTATTCAGGTTGGCTATAGAAGCTGGTATCTGAGACATTCCTGTAAGCCGGTTAGTGGTGTCGTTAATAATCAGCGACTGCAGCGTTGTTAATCGCGTAATCACCTCAGGAAACTCTGCAAAAGAACATCTGTTCAAAGTAAGATCACGCAACTTAACCACACCGTCCAAACTTGCCGGCAAAGTGGTTACATTTATAAGATCTATAAGCTCCAGCGAAATCAATGAATTCTTTATAGCGCGACTACCAATATGTTCAAGATTTGAGCCTGTATCAGTAAACGATGTAGTACCCGTGGTAAGCAAAGTCAAAGGCATATCCAAAAAGTTAATCGGAACCGCCCTTACCCATGGAGAGTTTGCAGAAAAATTAACGATACGAAGCGTCTGCAATACGGGATTGGTAGAAGCAGTTATTCTATCCAGGTAAGGAATATCCGTTAACGTTCCAGCCGCACCAGATGTAGAAAAAAAAGTAAGATTACGGTGCGCATAAAACAAAAAGTTTAACACCGGAATATTTGTAACACCATTAATGCCTCCGCTATAACTTGTAAGGTTTTCTCTGTTATAACTAATCTTAACAGTCCTTTGCTTAACCTCGCCATCCGGATAGATATACTTTGGGTGATACAAATCATAAAAGGAACTGAAATAGTCGTTTGAGTTGAATACAAACCTATTAACAGACTCGCCCGGCGAAACCACTGAGACAAAAGTTTTAACCACACCATTGCCATAATCTACCGTAATTGCCGTTTGCTTATTAAACTGCAACGCCAGATTACCTACTCCACTATTTACCCCTGAATTATTTGCGATAGCAAAAGGAAAGGTTGCGGACCGGCCTGTATATTCCAGTGTAACAATGCCCCCTATAACCCTTCCCCCCTGCCTTACAATCCGGCCATTTTGCTTCACTATCATTATTCTGAAATTTTAATTCTGATAATGGTATTGTCCAGCACTGCTTCATACTTATACTCACCATTAACACAAAAGCATCCTGCATTCATTTTTTTCCCATTCGCGGGAACTATTACCGGCATATAATTATTGGCAGCAATAAAAGTGGCAGCCACGCAGGCGCTTATAACATCGTTATCGGTAACATAAGCATCTTCCTCTAAAACCGGAATACTTGCCACTAACTCGCCTGAACTGGTAGCATGTACCATTCTAGCTCCTATACCCGAAAATGTTGGACTTACCCAGTTGTTAGCCTGTTGCTTCCAGTAATCAAGATAATCCGTAATACTTTTAACCGTTGGCACCTTTGTTATATCTGTAGCTGTATTTTGAAAATCGGTTAATACAGCTTTGTTACTGATTTGCCCCTGTAGCTTACCCATGCCCGACAACATAGTATCTGTTGCATTTACAGCTACAGTTGATGTGGAGAACCCTGTAAGTACCGCGCCGCGTATGGTAGCAGCAATATTATTTATAAAGCCCAGCACTTTGCCCCACGCCCCAAGCATGGTATCTGACGCTACGGGAGCACCGGCAGTGGCCGTTAAACCAGTCAGCGGCGCAGCCATAGCCCGTGAATCAGAATAATACCGGTTGACACTTCCCTCGGGAATAGCATCTGTACTGCCGGGAGAAGCAGAAATTTCAATATAAACGCTTCCTGACCACCGATAGGTTTTATTGGTATCGGTTGTTACATATATTTTCCCTGTTTCACCAACTGCCGGTAACGCTGCAAAAGCGCTTCGCTCAATTACATCATCTACATAAGATGGCAGTAAAACTGCCGGCACCAAACCATTTCCATCAAGTCCGGCGTACCCATTGGCTACATTTTTGTTTGCCACCTTTTCCAGGCCTGCCGGGCTAATATCATCGCCTACTTTTTGCCAGCTGGCTGCACTACTTAAATCCGCTTCGTTAACACAACGGTATAAGCCGCGTTTTGATACATCTGCATCCCACACAGACACGACATGCCCATTATATATAAAATTTGCTGCTGTAAAGGATAATAAATCTGCATAGCTGGCACAATAGGCACGGGCATCCAACGCCCCTTTTTTGGTGACTTCGAAATTGCCACTAAAAGAAAAAGCACCTGTTTCTCTTGCCATATTAAATCATTAAATCAATTTTACTAATAGCAGCCCTGCAGAGTTACCTACCGGAGCTGCTATTCAGTTGTATAAAAAATCTGAGGGGAGAACATTGTAACAAGCGCTGTACTAAAAGGCAAGCCTTATTTTCAACGCACCTCTATCTGAAGTCTGGTTAACATACCTTTTATATGAAACACCACCTACAGTAGCATCAGAGGCTAAAAAATCGCCCGCTTTATTGGCTCCATCGTACGTATTAGACACAGTATTGAAATACTGCACGCTTTTAAGTGAACGTGCTGCTAACCAGACAGCAGGTATCCAGAAAGTTTGCTTATTGCCGCCACTCTCAGCAACGAGATTCAGTTCTATACCAGTTGCGGTAAGCATCGACACCAGCGTTTGCTCAGTAGCGGTAGTAATAGCGGCAGTTGTGCCCAGTAAAGGATAAACACCCTCAAAAGAGGTGCTTTGAACAGGCGACTCTCCCGCCGCCAGTGGCGATCCAAAACTATCACCATTGCTGTTAAGGGGCTGAATGCCAGCGACATACGCCACCTTTGATTTAAAAACATTCAACCCCTGCAACACAGTATAATTGTTAACAGTATATTGATTGCCAGCCTGCGGCTGCCCGCTATAAGCAACGTTATCTGCATTCATAAACGTATATCCTGTTGCATCACCGGCCCGCGCGCCCTGGGAAGTATTACTCCAGCCACTTTGCACATTACCCCTGTCAAAGTTGAATGTAAGCAGCACATTGACTGTAGAATCAATTTTTCTATAAGGCGTAGCATTATGACTCAACGTAAACGCAGGAGCTGTGATATCAGGATTATATACGGTGGTTAGCAGATTGCGTACAATTGTATTTAATCTGGTTCCACTGCTAATAACGGTTCCTGCTGCTATACCGCCAACAGCTATATTGGTGGTAAACGTCTGATCCATATAAGCATCGGCACCAAGGCTATCCGGCAAATATACTACCGGCACCTTACCACCTGAAAGCGGCGCAAGCGTGCTTCCGCCAGCAGCCGTAATAGCCGCAACAATATCGGCAGGCGTTGCCTTTGTTTGCACCATAGCCAGCAACTGATTATAGGCATTTGCCGGAGGCATGCTGGATATAATATTATATAGTTCATCATTCAAATCAGTACCGGCTATCTTGTCGTTTACATGCCGGTAACTATCCATAAAATCATAAAAAGCCTGCTGATTTGGCTTATCGCCATTCTTAAACAGCGACTTTAACTGGTTAACTGTTTTTACTGACATTATCCCATTCTTTTAACGTAAACAACTACTGTATAGGGCTGCATGTTATTGTGTGGCTGACCGCCCCCTGTGCTACCAGTAAATGAATTGCCACCTGGCACCATAACATCCCTGTCATTTGCATTATCGGACCTTCCTGCCTGATAAGCAAGTAAGGAGTGATTGTGTGACGGCATCTCACTGATCGTTAGGCCGTGCATCCTTTCCCCACCCTGAGACTTCTCTGTTCTATAAGACAGATCTGTAACGTTTGTAACAGCATTTCCATCAAACCAATACCCCACCGGCACCCTGCCTTGCATAGCCTGCATCAGCTGAAAGCCTTTCATTTCCCACTTGCCTATTCCGGTTATATTCTCAAACCGGTCAGACTTTGTTTCGTACATCTCAATCTTTCCCGGCTTTGTAAGGGCCCGGTTCATCACATCAGCGTATCGCTGACTGGTATAGGGATCGAAAGAGATAAATAATCCGGAAGCCGGCTGATCATTAACATAAGCGCCATCTTCTTTCAAAAAAACCGGATACCGACCTGAAAAAGCGGGTGCAGCCATGAGTTTACCTTTAAACATACAAAAGCCGGGCGCTATAGTTAATGCAGAGGATGCCGTATTCACTGCGCTTACTTCGCAACCAGAAAGAATCACTTCGTTTTCAACCAGCAAGCCTTTCAACACCGTTTGCACATTATATGCAAAGTCTTTTAGCGAGTCGCCAAAAGGCAAACGCACAAAGTCTGCAAAAGGAGTGTTGCCTGTTGCAATAGTAGATAGCTTAGCACGCTTTTGTAAATAAACAGACTTTTGCTCCCCATCTTCAAACTGCTCCGTTGCAGATGAATTTTCAATGGTTACATAATCTGCTTTAAGACTGGCAGAAAATGGCAACACCTCACCATTCATCACCAGCCAACCATCACTAACAGTTCCATTCTGCTCTACACATCCGCTTAAAATAAACCGGCTGCCCAAAAATCCTCCCACCGCATCCAGCACATCACCATACGCCTTCTGCATGTAATCCAGGGTATCCTGATATATATACAAGCCCCCGGCTTGTGAAAAATCGATTGTCTTGTTCATTATTAAAATGTTTGCACTTGAAAAGTCCGGCTCTGCACAATATGAAAGCTTACAAAAGCGGTAAGCTCACTTACATCAAAGGGCACACCGGCAGGCACCCTTATAATAAAATCCACGGCAAACTGGCCTGTCTGTTGCTTTGAATACAATACGACACCATTTCCTGCACCACGCCTTTGCAATACAACCGGCTTATTTTCCGGGTTGAGATATATTGGAAACGGATCATACTGCCGCGCCCGCACAATGCGGATTCTTCTGTCAATGTAGTCAAACCTGTCATTTAAAGCCGCTTCCAGATAACATACCTGGTAGTTGATACGTAAGCGATAGTCAACATTCTTAACATATGCCAGAAAGCGCGTATGCAAATCATTAACAGGCGCAAGCAAAGCATATAACAGAGCCATTATTTTCTTTCCCCTGATGTTAACAGGTAAGAGCCACGTGGCCAGCTTCTTCCATTCGACGTTGTAAATATTATTGGATGGCACTTTGCGGTAAATATTCGATGATTAAATCTGTTTCTGCATCAAAACGTAACCAACCGGCATCCGGCTCGTACAACTGACTGATAGCTGAGAAAGGAACGTTGCCATAACTTGCAGCACACTCCAATACTTCCGGAATAATTATTCCTTCCACTTTTTGCACATGATCTATGTGATAGGTAAGCGCATACACGCCACTAAATTTCATTCCATCAACGAGAAAACTTTTAATAGCCGTTCGCACCACATCGCTACCCTGACCATCAAGCCGGTTGCCATTGCCATCCAGAATCAACGGATCATACCTGATACGCCACTTCATCCGCAACTTATCAGGCACTTCACTGGAGATTACGAGGTTATCACCTGCCGCTTCTATGCGGCTGAAGTACGCGTTGATTGCGGCAATTTCTTCCTCCGACAAACGGGCCAGGTCTTCACCATCGTAGCCAGCCAGCTTCAACTTCAACACAATTCTTCCATAGGCATTTAACTGCCTTACTACGGCCGCATACTTTACAACCTTACTTGTCTCAATCTGCTCATCGGTATATCCGGTGTTATCAAAAACATCTGTTTCAGGCCTGATAGGAAAGCCGTATTGAAACGCCAGCGCCTTATTGGCATACCACTCTTTGGTTGGAGGCTTTAATGCTTTAATATCATTTTCTGTATCAGAACGGTGCACATCAAAAATCACCTCCAGCGACCAGGTACAAACTGCCACAATGTAAATAAGCAAACGCTGTATGTTTACCTTGCTCCAGGCAGCCGGTACAACCTGGTAACCGGCCGCCGCCATTTCAGTAACATATACGTTGGTTATATATGCCTGTATTTCATTAATTGTTCTTGCCATATTCAGCTAACTTTAAAATCTAAACCAATAGTCCAGTAAGCAATCCCTTCCGGCATTATAATATCTGAAAACTGTATTTTACTGGCAGGCCTGTCTGCTTTGTCATTGAAAACTGCAACAACACTTTGCTTATCGTTATCAGCAGCAGGCACTTCAATCACCACCCCCTCAGCAATATCATCCGTAATACTGATGCCATTTAACATAGCTATCTCTATAATACGTCCCAGATCGCCATTTGTCTGTATTGAGATATCTGCCAGCGTTTGCCCTTCAAGCACCTCTACTTTCATAAATAAGAAGCTTTAACTTTTAAACTTTTGTTTTCAAAGACAACCTGCCCAACCTCCATTCCATCTGCACTGAACTGAAGCCTTACCTCTCTTAACAACGCAGCAGGATTTTCGCTTTCGAGATATTTAAACGCACCTACGCAGGTATCCGGACTTTCTTTAAAAGCCCCCTTGCTGCATAACAATAGCAACTGCTGGTGCTGCACATCACTCTCACCCAAAACAAAATCTCCGGTTGTTTCGCTGATTAACAAGTCATTAAACTCGTCAAGTATTAAATCAGTCATTGCTATTGTATTTTACCAGTAACAGAATTGCCGGCTACAGCATAAGGGCCTGCAATCAGCCCTACGCCCGGCACATTTAAAATTGCGTTAGTCTGCAAATGAGTGATAATTTCAGTAGCTACCCCTTTCCAGAATTTCCTGCGGGCTTCATCAATGTTATCAATATCTACATCATTAAACTCATTTGCTTTATCGTACAACTGCTGCCCTAACAAATCTGCATTTAGTGCCATTATCTTAAAATTTTCTTTACTTTAGTTAATGCCTGCTGCAGCTTTACATAATCGGGGTTTCGCCCCTGCACTACAACAATACCCATTGCTGCTTCAATTATTAATTCAATCACCTGCAAAAGCGAGTCCTCACCCTGCTGCACCAGCAACCCCGATTTATCCTGCTCTAAAACAGTTTCAGCTATCTTTAAACGCCACTTGTCGGCCTCTCCCGTTGCTACTATCACCCAGTCATCATCATTTTCAACACGAAGCGCCAACGCCCATGCACCTGGTTTAGGAAATATGGTCAGCGCTTCTTTTCCATCCAAAACGGGTCGCAGCCGCACCTGGTAAAACTCAACACCATCATCATCCTCCAACGTACAGGTCATCTTGTCTTCATCCACCCGCTTCACTGTTGCCAGCAGACTGGGCCTCGGCCCCACTTTTGCAGCCAGATTGAATAGCGCTTCTCTAATGTCTTCGTGTAATCCCATCATTTATAATTTTACACCTACACCTACCTTCTGCCTGCCACCCGAGGAGCTGAAAGAACCTTCCACGCTTTCAATAACATACTTTCCAGCCCGTTCGATATATCTCGCATCCCTGATCACCGAAACCATATTCAGATCACACACAGGGTCTAAAAAACAGGTAAGCTTTCCGGAATAACCTTTATGATATTCTTTGGTTTGTATATCCTTGTGCAGCTTCTTCAAAAAATCTGACTCAGGATCAACTCCCACCACCACAAAGCTTTTTTTTCCACCTTCCGCGGGCGCCTCCACTTTCTTTTTAACGCCTGTAGACTTTCTTACCTCCAACGTAATATTGACTTTGGTGTCAGACTTCGACTCATCAAAATCCAGCTCCTTATCTTTAATCACATTCCAACCCAGCCGATGCACCACTTCCTGCGACCTTTTAACATCCACATATCTTAACCCTACATACAACTCGTCAAAATTGAAGTAGGCTGTGAGAAGCATGTTTTCTTTCAGCCACTCCAACACCTTTACGCCAGACAGGCCTGCCATAGGCGCCTTTATCACAGGAATGTGAGGAATTTGCGCGCTCAACTTTACTCCGGTACCAGCTACCACATCTTCAAGTATTTTACGCACAGTAGTATGCTCGTAGTTCTTTTTCAATGTTTTCTTATCGGCCTGGAGCTGATAACTATATCCCTCACACTCAATTTCCAGCGGAATGGAATAGTTTATCTTTTTTACAAACCCCTTAAACCGAACAGAGTTATTGCCATTATAACCACAGGCAATTTCAACCGGCATTCCCTTTTTGAATAGCATCCCGGAAGAAACAGGTAAGCCGTATTGATCTCCTCCTTTTTTCAAACGCCCAACACCCGGCATCGTTATTTTAGCACTGTCTGCGTAGTTATCTATGCTTCTGTTCCAACTAACGCTGGTGCATTTAAAAGGCTTAAAATCGCCTATTGTAATATTGTTGGTCATTAAAAACATATAACACTATTTCGATTCTAACGTAAATACTGTATCGCTCTCCAATTGCATACTAAACGGCCTTACATGATTACGCCCACCCTTCACTTCCGGAAAATCAATGCTTTCAATAACCACCCTGTCATCTTTACCAATAAAAATATCCGTTAAAGCATTACTCATTCTTACTGCATAATTCAACTCATAAAGCGTTTTGAGTGCCATCAATTCGCTGTAAGGCCATACACGTTTCTCATCAATTACAAACCCATTCAGTGAAATGGAATAATCTTCTATATTGTATTGCTCTTTCACCGTGCCTCTCCGTTCAGCAAGCGGCGTTTTGACAATTGTTTTTTTAGAAGAAATTTTAACTACCGTATAGGGCAAAAACAGGTTTCCTTCTTTTGAAATTTCTGAAGGAACACCCCAGAACCGGGTGGGCAACCATATTTCCACACCCGCAAATGATGTTCGCAGTTCCGAGCTGTGACCATCTGTAAGCGGCTTTTCATTCATAGTTGCCAGCCACAATTCCGAAGGATCTGTTTTATCCGGCAGCCACTCCTTTACAATCGCAGGTTTAGTACCAAACGTATCTTTATACAAATCCTGTAGTTCAAATATTATCGATCCCATACTATTGCATTTTTGCCCCACTGTTTAAAATACGCAGATACAATTGCCCCATCCGATCTTCCAGCTGGCTTAGCCCTTCCTCCAAAGCATTCACATGGATTTCTATTTTATCCGCAAACCTTACCCCGTTGATATTAATTACACGCGGACCACCTGAGGTAACATCTTTGCCAACTTCCCTTCCAACATCTTTTGCGGTATCGGTGGGTTTGAACGTCATAGTGTTGCTATCCGTTATACCTCCCGCACTTACAGATGCGGCACCTTTGGATTCAGGCTTTAGCACCCCGCGTTTATCCCATCCATTATCTAATTTGGCAAACCCATTCCCTATCTGTAAAAGCGCAGCCGCCCTGTCCTTCCCACTCTCATCCAGATAATTCTTCCTGTTCTTTTCCAGTTCTTCAATACGAGTTTCCGCCTCTGTTTTAATGCGCGCCGTCAACAACTCCCTGGCCTCATCGCCATGTCCTGTTAACGCCAACCTGATCGCCTGGGCTACATTTCTTGCAAACTGAATGGCACGCTGGCCGAAGTCCTGCATTCCCAGCCAAGCCCGGCTCAGATAGTAAACAATACCTTCGTAAAAATCCCGGAAGTCAAGAATAACCGACTTTACAAAACCTTTAATAATCTCCCAAAGCCCCTCAAGCATAATCCCCCATCCTTCATACTTCCTTGTAAGTGCAGTAATCCATACAATCAAACCCACTACCAGTGCTATAATCAGCGCGATCGGGTTAATCATCATAATTGCATTCCACAATTCTGTTGCAATTGCTACACCTTCTGTTGCAATCGCCATAGCCACCTGCGAAAGCACCGCCCGTTCTGCAATAAGCGTATACACGCCCCAGGCAGCCGCTACAGCAATTATCAACTCCTTATTATCCAGAAGAAAGCCTGCCAGCGCACCCATGCTATCCAGAATAGGCAACAATGCCTGCCCCAGCTTTATCCTAAGCGTATCCACCCATTGTTGCAAAAGCTGCATCTTCGCAGCTGGCGACTCTGCTGCAAGGTTTAATCCATCGTAAAACTCCCCACCACTTTTTGTAGCATCTTTTAAGGCTACATCAATCATGTCAATCCCAATGGCCCCTTCCCTGAATTTCTTCATCACGGCACCTTCATCCATATTCATGGATTCTGAAATTTGTTTAATTGGATCAAAGTGTCCGGTCCGGAATTGCTCAAGGCTTTTTTCGTCGAGCTTTCCAGATGCCTGCACGGCCCCGTAAGCACCTGTGAGGTCCGCCATCTTTCCTGCATCCCCTCCGCTTATGTCTCCAAATGCCTGTATTAACGGCAACACTTTACCATTCCCCCCCCCCTGTACCTGCAAATCAGCGGCTGTTTTAAAAACTCCTCTGCCCAGCACCGTATGTTCTGCCATATCATCAAGGCCGCTCGCCAGCTTCTCACCCTCTACTGCGTTATGCGCCAAGCCAATCACATTATTCCTGGCCGCATTGTACTCCCGGGCCATATCCATAGATTCCGTTACCAGATCTCTGAGCCCGTTAACAGCCTGCAACGCCCACGCCCTTGCCTGCCCCGCAAACCTACCCGGCCCGTTTCCGTGAGCCGCATTTCCACCTACCGCCGCTCCGGCCGCAGGAGCAGCAGGGATATTGGCAATTGCTCCGACTGCCGGAGTAGCAGGGATATTGGCAATTGCACCGGCAGCCCTTTGTGCTGCCTGATGCAATTCTTCCATATCATCCACTGCATCACTTATCCCGCTATCTTCAAAAGTCTGCTTCATTGTTTCTCCCAGGCCAGGCAGTTCATTATTTAAGGTCTGGAACCTGGAAATAAGTGCATCCAGTTTTTTAGTGGTGTTCACTATATAATTCTGCACTTTGTCAAAAGACTTTTTTGCGTGCTCTGCAAACTCCGCAAGACCACTTCCGGCTATGGACCTTATGCTAACAAACAGTTCAATTACACTACCGTTCATTTTAAAAATGTTTCAAGTGAATTATTAAGGCTGTTTTCCGCTTCCATTTTCCTTATGGTTTTTATATGTGCCACTTTCAGCACCAGGGCCTCATCAGAAAGCAGCGATGCATCACGCCCTGTATAATACTCCACCAATGTTTCTAAAAAGCCGAACACATCCTGTTCGGCTTTTTTCGATGCATCGCTTATCTTTTTAGCAGTACTGCCTTTTTACCTTCAATTAATTTGTTCAGGCTGTTAGCTGCAGGAATAAAGTATTCGTCATCTTCCAGAATTTCCTTATCGCCTTCAATCCAACATTCACGCATACAGGCCTCCAGAAAAAGATACAGACCCTCGTCTGATATTTTGGTGCTGGCAAAAGAAAGAATATGCCTGTCGATGGGCTTTAACACAGCCAACTTATCGATATTTTCTTCTTCGTCAAGTAAAGGCAGAAAAAACAAGCCTTTATTTGCATTGCTCCATTTCTTTACAGCGTCTTCGCCATAACGTTCATTAGCTAATAAAGCACACTTCTCGCGCAGAGAACTATCTTTCTCCTTTCTCTCCCGCTCTCTGATTTCCTTTAAAGAAGAACCTTTTCCTATATCTGTCCTTACCATTTCACTTACTTTTACGGTCTAATACTTATTTAAATTTCATATCCATTGCCATGAATGGCAGGCTAACCTCTGTCATTTTTGCAGTACGCTCCATTGCAAAAGGCATTTCAGTAAAAGCCAACTGCTGAACAGCAATGGTTTTAGGAGCGTCAGACAATGATTTCTTATACACACAGGTAACTGTAATTAATGTATGTGGCACATGCAGTATAGTTTCGTAGCCTGCAAACTGAGCAGCTTCGTTTAACATATCCACTTCATATTTCAGCAACTTTAAGCTTCCGGTATAAGACTCGTCGCCCATTTGAATATCTATGGGCTTACTGCCTGCCGCGCGTAAATATTCCTTTTCTATAGCGGCCTTGAATTCAAACCCGGTAATACCAACTACTGTTCGTTTTAATATTGTTACACTGGTTTGAGACCAGGCACACTCACTCGTTGAAAATGCTCCCATTATAAATTGATTATTTAATTATCAGATGTTGTTCGGCTTAAGCGGCAGTCAGGCCCAGTTCAATTTCAATGAAACTGGTATAACCAACCGGGCGCACCCTTAACTTAACAGAAAGTGTATTCGTATTGATGATATTCTGCGCAGGACTAATGGTTACTTCCAGACCGCTGATCTGATCGCCCATGTTTACTTTAATCTGCTGATCTATCAGCGCAGACAGGTACGCAATATCTGAATCTGAGATATTGCCATCGGCAGTAACATTTACTTCACTCTCTACCTGTTCTACATAAGTGGCTGCGGCTATTACAGCTGCTTTATCCAGCACACGGCCATGGGCTAATAAACGATAATCATCATTGCTGGACATGCGGTCGATACCAAAGTAAACGCCTGCCTTTTGCGGATGCTTCATAAAGCTGATATACCCTTTTCCATGAATAGACTCCAGGCTTACCAGATCTTTAATCAGCTTAGAGCCAACGTAAGCATTGGTTATGCTTAATGGTCCGTTAGCCACTTTACCCAGCTTAATATGTGCAGGATACTTAACCGCACGCCCCAACGCCAACCCAACAGACGCAGAATTATCCGGCAGTGTTCCACCCAGTACTACGCCCGCAAAACCGTTACTGGCTGTATCAGGCTCATAAATAGTTGCACTTGACTCCACCGCAATGCGCCCTTCAATTAATATGCGCAATGGCGTAAGTGCTGCCAGGCGGGCCTGCGCAAAAACTTTAGCCTTTACAACTGCAGCGGATACATCAGCATCCAGAAAATCAGTACCGGCAGCGTAACCAGTAGGTGGCTTTCTAAAAACACCCAGCAACCGCACTTTACCTTCGGCAGCTGTTATCAGCTTTTTAGCACCCGCAACGTTGGTTTCGTCCAGAATGTCCGCCATTGTTTGCGTAGCTGCAACCCCCATTACATACAACTCCTGATTACCACCCACTTCACCATAAAACTCCTTTAAATGCCTGTGCATGGCCGGCTCTGCCGCCTCAGTAAAACCTTTGCTTTCGGCATCTGCCAGATTAAAAACCACGACCGGACTACCCTGCAAACCAGCGGTATTCACCGTTCCAACTAAACCCGCTATTCCATCTACAGCGGCAACATCACTTAGCAAGTTGCCATTTGCATAGGCAACTACTACCTTAGGATAAGACATGCTTTATTTATTTATGTTTATGCTTGAATTTTAGATTACCCATCTGCTAATAGAGTGTGTGGCTGCTACGGAACGTATTCTTCTGTACACGCCATCTCCCTCTCTATTTCCTCCATCATTTGTATTCCCTTCTACGGAGTAGAAGGTTCCCATGCTTTTGTTGGCCCAGCCATCAAAAAAACCGGTATGCCCTATGCGCCCCAGGCTTTTATAATACAGGCAGAACACATCTGCCGGAAGCGGCCCGGCCAACCAGCGGCCCTTATAAAAAAGCAGCGCCTCTTTTCTCTGACAACTGGCAGCCATACCATTTATATCTACCGCCTTCGTTATGCCACCTTTCAGCAAACACCATTTCACAAATGCAGCACACCAGGCGTAACCTTTATTAAGGCCAACAGACTTTAAATAGCCTTCTACCGCAACACCATCATTATTACCTGTTCTCTCTCTAACACCAATCTGTGTTTTATATGTTGCTACAACGGCGTTACGCTTGCTGCCGCCAGCAGTCTGAGAAAAACAATAACTGCAACAGAGAAAAAGAAAACCAGCCAGAAAGATGCAAACAGTAATTTTTGCCATGCTTTTAGTTTTATAAAATCTTCAAAAGAGTAGAGCTTGTATTCGCGGTATTCAATACCCGACTCTTCCACCTTGTATCGCTTGCCCCATAGATAGTTGTGTACTTTACGCAGATTGAACCACAGCCCTATGCGTGCAACAGCAAACAAACCTGCCATGATACCGGCGGTAGCTATTAAAGCCTGAATCCAGTTAATGGCGTAATACTCCATGGCTACGCCACCTACCGAGGAAGGTCCCATATTTAAAAACCAATAGCTTAGAAAAGCAACCGCAACACTCCATATCCAGTCATGCATCAACAACCATCTCTTTACTCCTTTCATGTAATTACTACTTTATTGTTTACAATATTTTCTCACCCATATCGCCAATACAATACAGCATAGCACTAGCAGAAGACCACCCAGTATACCACCTGCTCCACGGGCATCCGACACCTTACCTCTCTCCTTCTTTTCCAAAACAGTACTATCCAGCACCCTCCTGCTATTGCTATCTGTATTTGAGGCAAACATTCTTATGCTCTCTTCATTGTATACATCTACCGTTACCTCTTCTGCTTTTTTCTCAGCCGTTAAAATCCCTTTTCCCGTTACCGGATTAAATAGCGCCTTTACCCGCAATGTGCCCGTTTCTAATGCCGTTTCCACAACTCCTGTATCCAAAGGGTTAAAGAAAAAATTACCAACCACGCTATCCGGTTTTGTACTTACAACACCTTTACTTTTAGAAACCGAACGGCGCTCATTCAACTCAACAGCAGAAGACTTACTAAATTCTTCTGTTTTTAAAACAGAAAGACTATCTAATGACACAACTGACTTATTCACATTCCGGCCGGTACTGCACGCAGTAATCAGCACAACTATCAGCAATAACCATTTACTCATGCTACTTTGTTTTCTATAACTGTTTTCAATTTTATCACCTGCCTCTCCAGCACTTTGTTCTCCGTTCGCAAGCGCTCCACTTCTGCACTAAGCGTAGCGCACCTTTCCGTAAGAACACTTATCTGTTTTTCCAGATCAGCAGAAAATGAACGCCATAAATTCACTGTTTTCTCAATATTCTCCAGTTGAATTTTTTCCGTATCCACCTCCAGCTTTTTTGCTTCTGCCTTTAGCTTTGCACGATATAATAACCTGGCCAGCAAAGAAGTTACTACTGCAGTAACAAGCGATACCCATACCGTAATATTCATTATATATATTTTTTCAACTTAACTAACTTTTCATTTATCAACCGGCGACAATGTAAAATTGCATCTATTTAAAAACCTTTCAAAACGGCCATTTTACGACAATACACTTAAAGAAACACCAACCTGTATCTACTGCACCATCATAGTTTTCAATAACTAACTGAAGTAATGCTATTACGACATTTGCCATGCAGCAGCACTAAATACTGCGCACCTAAAAAAATGTCTATGAGTAATTTTTATGCATTAATGTTAACAGAAATGAAAGCACGGATTAATGAAATGGTTCCTGAAATCGTTTACATAGATCAGGACTTTGGACAGCTAGACAATGAAAACGCAATTAACCTTGCATACCCTTGTTTACTGATTGATTTTACGGGAACAACTTTTAATCAAAACGGACAATTATCAGAAACCGGAGATGCTTCTATTCAAATGAGAATAGGATACAAGATGAATGATGAAGCTGCGGCGCAAGGAATAACAGAAACGGCTTTAGCTTATTATGAACTGGAAGGGAAGATTTATAAAGCATTTAAAGGCTGGAATCCCGCAAATGGAATTAGCCAGCCTTTGAATCGCGTCAGCGATGCATCGGAAAAACGAACCGATGGAATCAGAGTGAGAAAGCTATTATTTAACACTATGTTTGAAGACTCAACAGCTTCAACAAATTATACAACCACAAGCCCCCGAATGACCATTGAATAACTACCACACAAAATGTGGATATTTTTCTTTCAGGCTTTTAACTGATGGCTGCTCTTTTTTAATAAGCATTAGCTCATCAGTTTTAGCCTGAATGATTTTCTGGATCATTACCTGGCTGAGATGAAATTCATTCATCAGTGCAGCTACTGAATCCGGATAAAGCCGCCTTTCAATTTTACTTTTGAAATAAAAGCGATACAGGAGGCAGGTATCACGCGCAACGATCAATTTAGGATTACGCCCTTTACGCTCCACTTTATCAGCACTAACCATTTCCTCTTCTTCTGATAACAAGGAATGCAAAACAGAAATACCACGCTGTAGTGTTCTCAT